AATCCTTGATATCTTAATACGTCATCATCTCTGTCAAGGTATGACATCCACAATCTAGCACCTGATGGTGCTACCCATTGCATCTTTCTCTCTGACCATTTTATACCCTTCCAAATCTTAGGATATATTTCTTGTGACTTCCATACTAACTCTCGTAGTTCTTCTGTTGTATGTCTTAATAGTAATCCACTAAATGATGGATGACCCATGTATCGGAGTGGGTCAGCAAGCATGGCATAACTTTTACCACCACCTGCACTACCTCCATATAATACTTCTCTTTCACCTGCAGCAAGAAACTGCGTTTGTGGTCCTGTGTTAGGCTTAAATACTACGTTAAGAGATTCTTCATCATCTACACGTTCTACTTCTACTACACTAGGCTCTTGAACCTGTTCTTTCTTCTTCGATGGCTTTCGCCTTTTCGATTGCCTTCTGGGCATATTCAGACCATTTTCTGAGAGTTCTAGCTTGGTTCTTACGTTGTTGCTCATGCATTAACCTTTTTCTTAATCCTACGTGAGATATTTCTCTACCTGTTTTTTGTGTAACCCAATTAGCTACTTGCCGAAAGGAATACTGTTTTACATATTTTCTAGCCATCTCAATGGCTTCAAGTTCAAAGGGTATGGGATTAAGTATGTCAGGGTCTTCTTCATTCTTTTCATAACCAAAAGGTACTATTCGTGATATACGTGGTATCTTAGACCACTCTTTACCTTCCTCGTCTTTTATATCTGTAGGTTGTGGTAGCTTCCACTTGCCTAAACTTCTATTCATTACTTCTTTTTCTTTTTAAGATTATCTATAATACCATACTTTTTAGTTTGTGGTGTATATTTTTTTTTGGGAGTTCTATTTTTTAAACTATATGCAGCTCCACCTACATGAACTTCATCATATTTATCAGAATTAGATGCTGTATATTCATCGTCTACTATTCTTGCATAAGCTCTTGCAGGATTTAATTTATCTAGTTTTTCTACTTTTTTACTTTTTCTATCTGTCTTATAATATTTTTTAAATTCTTTTGCACCAGACATAGACCTACTATTTTTATTACCCATAACTTACTCCTTGTTTTTTGGTGGTAATATCATTACTCCACCTGATGCTTCTACTTGTAGCTTCTCGGTCTTGATTAAACCTACCCTGTCTAGCAGTTCCTTGCTTGCTGAGAGCTTGTCTCGTATGCCAAGCTGGGTAGGGTCATCTACACCACTTACCATAGCCACAGCAGCCTTAGGTGCGTTTCTACTCATATATAGTTGTGTAGCATCCATAATCTCTTCCTTAAGAGACTTAATTATATCAGATGTACTAGATGTTTCAGAGTATCCTGCAAGCACTTTAGCTTGTGCTACATCCCCACCTGCACCATCAAATAGTACATCAAGAAACTTCTGTTGTCTTTCAGTTAGTTGTCTACTCATAATGGAATACTTTCTCTCACAAATTGTCTATCAACGATTGCTATTAAACGTTTGGCTCTGTTAGGTGTTTGTTTAAACCAACGAGAGTTTTCCATTTCGTCTGCCATTCTTTCCCAATCTAAATCATCTACAGCAGCAATCATATTTTTAAATTTAGATAATCTAGGTCTACCTAATTGAAAACACATGTTAGCTAATACATGTTGTATATCATCAGGCAGATTATTAAATTGCGAAAAGAGTAGGTTACAATCTTTTATAGTTGTTTCTATGTCTTTCGCAAACCAGTCATTTACTTGCTCAGTTGGTATTGCAGTTCCTACAGGTCCTGAGTATATCTCTTCATCCCATTCAGTAATAAGATGCCCTATACCTCCTGTTAAATGCCCAAGTGAACATCTATATGTTTCATACTTTATACCTTCATCTTTTGATATTTCGTCTTGTAGTTTTATTAAGTTCATTAACTATTTACTTTCTTTAACTTTATACTTTGTTCTAAGTGGCTTATTAGAATCTTTCTCATATTCTCTGCTCTAGCTCTATCTGTAAATGAATACTCTCTAATATCATTACTACTTAGTCTAAGTGAAAATATATAGAACGCACCTTTCTTTACAATGCTAGAAGCACTACCCTGTGCTACTCTTGCAGGGTTGATTAGTGTTCCAAAGTTTGTTTCAATAATGTTTGACATTACTTTTTATTCTTTCTATTATCTACAGTTGATAATACATAGCCACCTTTACGAAAATCATTAGCACCTATTCTTTTTTTAGTTATAACACCACCTTTAGCTGCTACTCTTCTACCTCTTGGTCTCTGCATTGGCTCTGGGATAGCCTGCATTGGCTCTGGGATAGCCTGTCTATATCTTCTTTGTTGAGGTACTAGTTGAGGTTCTGGCATTGCAGTTGGTCTTTTTCTTTTATTAAACCTATCTCGGCTATTAGCAAATCTATCTAAAACATTTTTAGGTGTTTGTGTAGCCTGTGTTGGTTTTCTTCCCCTACCAAATATATTAGCTCTCATTCTTTTATTGGCTTCCATCATTTTGTTAAATCTATCTCTAGCAGCCTTTTGTTGTGCTGGTGTCTGTCTACCTACACTAGAGGTATAAGGTGTTGCTCTTCCTCTTGGTTGTTGAGGTGGTAGCTGTCTTCTTTGCTGTGCTCTTCTTCTCAGTTCCATTAACCTACGTCTCATAGCAGGTGTCATTATACGTGGGTTTCTTCCCCTTGGCATTTGTGGTCTATCTATACCCGGAGCACGAGGTCTATCGTCACCTCTTCTACGAGGTTCTACCTGTGGTCTTCTTCTTGGATTTCTTCTAGGGTCTCCTCCGAAACCTCTTCTTCCTCTTGGGGGAAAGCCACTGTCTCCACCATAATGTAAATTTTTAGTTGTTGGTTTTTTTGTAGTAGCCATTATTTCTTCCCCATTATTTTCATTGCTTGTCCTGCACCTTTAATACCAAAAGATGCACTAATTGCTATAAATAATAAATACTGATACCACTCAGGTAATGTATTTAATACTTCAAAGCCTACTCTTACATACTCTGTCATACTAGGGATGAACACTAGTATAGCAGGTAAAAGTAAAACCGTCAAGGCAAATTCGTCTTTCCATGAATTATCTGTAGCATCTGCCATAGTGTTTTCCCATTGCACTTCTCCTGCAGCAACTTTTTCTGCAACAACTGCTTTAGCTTTAGCCTGTGCAACTTTAGCTTGTCCATCGGCTTTAACCTTCTCAACTTTACTAGTCATCCAACTAGATGCTAGATTTGCTATAGGTCCTATAAGTGCTGTAAACATTATTAGCTCCTATTAAACCTTGAGTCTATCCAACACTTACCATAATACAATACAAATAACCATATTGTAAATAAAACACCCTCAACATAGCTAAGTTCATTCCATGCATCTAATATCATGTTATCCATTAAAGTCTCCTTATACCTTCTTTATTTTGTTTTTTACGTAATGCTTGTACGTGTTTAGCATAGAACCAATTACCTAGTTTTAATATTGGTTTAGCTATACCCAAGTATATTAAGTACATCTTTAGTGTCATCTAAACCTTGCCGTTTTTTGTGCAATCTTACGTGGCTGTTTAGAAAATTGTTTACCTCTTCTATTTGCCTTGCGTTTAGCAGCCGTACTGGCCGCGTATTCTGAACTTGATAAAGCTTTAATCGCCGCCGCAGGTAGATAACGTTCGCCTGTAGCCTTTGACCCTTGTGTACTAGGTTTACCACTCTTAGTTCTCCACTTTTGCTTTGTCCAATTTGCTAGTGATTTTTGTGGTGCTCTCATAAGCTTCCTTTATTTCTTCTATTGTTCTGTTGCATCCTATGCAGACATTCTCTTGCAACGTGCAAATACCTATACATGATGTCACTTCTTACCTATACTTCTTAAACTTTCCATAACATTATCTATATTAGGTTCTTTACTGTTAGGATTATAAATACATTTATATTGTCTAGGGCAATTAGATTCATACATTAATGTGTATGTTTTATTTCCACCTTGATAAATACAAGCTTGTTTATTTGTATACTTTGATTTAAGTATTTTTTTTAGTCTGCAAGTTGTATACTTTTTCTTTTTAATCTTGCCTTGATGCATCATCTGTTGTTTAGTTAAA